GTCTGCTTTGCCTCGCCCTTGACGAAGGGGCGGGCTGATTGGCTTGCTAGAGCTGTCACAACAGAAAACGCCCCGCCGGGGAGGCGGGGCGCTTCTGGGGTTACTACAGGGAGGAGAGAACTGCATTCCCCCGCATGGGACTGCGAAATCCGCGATTTCGTGCGGACGACTGCCCCGGTCTGCCCCATTGCGCCCCACGGTATTTAGGGCCAACTGGCGAACAACTGGCGAACGGGGGAGCCCGCCGGCCGGGGGCGCTGCGCCTCCGCCCACTTTTCTGTCCGGCGGCGTCGGCTATTGGTTTCCATCGTGAGCATTTGCCCGACATCTTCAGAAGCAGAAGCGATGCAGCCGGGCGACACCCCTGACGAGGCTTCGGCCTATCGCCTGGTTCAGGCTTGGGAGGATGCCTTCTGGGACCGCTACTACGCCGTGCTCGACGAATTGGACTCCGGTAGCCGACCTAGCTCTAGCCTCGCCGCAGACATCGTCCGCGACGAGCGGCCGATACGACCGGATCGGATCGTGACGCTCAGTCCTGCCACCGCTTTGCGATCCAGGTGTGCTTCGAGCGACAGCCTCGAAATCAACATCGCCCGGCTCACGATTCTTCGGGAGCACGCCTCCCGGTCGGGGAGCGGATTGGCCGGCTGGTGGGACAGCAACCTCGGACTCGAAGTTGCGCGAGGCGAGATCGAGGAGGGCATTCGATACATCGTCGCCGACGTTGACGACTTGCCATCGCGACAGACCCTCGACCTTTGGGCTGCCGGTCTTCGCCTGCAGGAGCTCCGACGCTACGCAGAATGGTGCGGCGCCTCGCTCGACAGCGACGACGACGGGGCGGACGGCCGACTGCGTGACGAGGCTTCGAGCGCGATGAGGACTCTGGGTCGATACCGGGGACGGATCGAACGCCGCCGGGTCCTTGGCGCCGTCACCCGAAACCGTCAGAGACATTCGTGCCGTCGCCAGCACAACCGGGGGCGGAGCCGCGAGTGCCGCCCTGGCCGAGCGAGACTGCGAGGGTCCCGCCGGACAGCTTCCCGATCCCCTGGCGGCGGGGACGACGCCGACCCAGAACCAAGTCCGCCGTTAGGCGGAACCATCGCCGCAGGTGCGGGCAAATGACCCGCCCGCTTACTGCGCCGATACCCGCGATCGCGCTGACCCCCGACCGGGCGGCGGCTGCGATGAGCGTCAGCGAAGGCTTTTTCAACGAGCACATACGTCCGGGTCTCCGGCCCATTCGTCGCGGAACGAAGGTGCTCTTCGCCGTGGCGGAATTGGAACGGTGGGCGGACGAAAACGCCGAAACCCTGCTTGCGGGAGGTGCAGTATGAGCGGATCGAGCAGATTCGACGACGGCGGGGTCGGCGACGAGAGGCAGCAACCATTCTTTTGGATCACCCCAGCCTCTGTGCGGCTGATTCGCCAACAGCGCAGAGACGACGATGCTGGCCTTTCTCAGATCATTGCCGTCTATGCCACGCTGGCCGAGCTGGCCAACTCCGCACGCACCAGGACGATCCTGGGCGGCGACAGCGAGGTCTTCACCGTTGAGCGCCGCAAGATCGCCGCCTACGCCGGCACCTCGGTCAAGACCGTCGACCGCGTCGGCGCAGCGCTCGAGCGGATGGGACTTCTGCGGATCGAACGCACTCGGCGGCAGGGGGACAGGAACCTCCCCAACCGCTTTGTCTTGATCGAGGGGGAGGGGGACTTACAGTCGCCCAGTGAGGACTCAGGGTCGCCCAGGGTGGGCGACTCACAGTCGCACAACAACGTAAGAAAGAACACCCTTCAAGAACCCCCTAGTAGCCCCCCATCCGCCGTCGATCAGGTCTGGAACCACTACGTGACCGTGATGGGGAAACGGGGGAAGGCCGCGCAGCTGCGCGACGACGAGCGGAAGATCATCCGCGCCGCCCTCGCCGCCGCCGAGCTCGAGGAGGTCAAAACCTGCATCACCGCCTGCGAGCACTCCGACTACCACATGAAGCGCGGCAAGTACGACCGCCGGGAAGGGCAGCGCTACAACTCCCTCGGCAAGATCCTTCGACCGCGGCCGCGCTTCGGTGAGACCCAGCGTTCGCGGATCGAGTGGTGGATCGAAATCTCTGGCGAGCAGGCCCAGGGCGGCAACTTCGACCCCAACACGTACGCGGCCCAGATGCGCCGGGAACAGGGACTTGATCCGTGAGTGCCCTTCGCAGTATGCCCGCCGACGTCGACCAGGAGCGGGAGGTCGTGGCCTGCTGCATCGACTTCACCTCGGCGGTACGCGAGTGCATCGAGGCCGGCTTGCGGCCAGAGCACTTCTACACCGAAAGCTTCAAAGCCATCTACCGCGGGGCGACGAGGGTCGTCAGCGAGGGCCGCAACGTTGACGGCCTGGAGGTCTGGGCGACGATGGAGCGCTCGGGGCTGGCGGCTCCCTCTAACCCGGAAGGGCCGGACAAGCCGCGCTTCATGTCGCTGGTCGGGACCGGCAACTACCCGACCAACATGCGCTCGCGGGCCAAGCAGCTCGTCTACCTGGCCGACAAGCGGGCGAAACTCGCAGGCGCCCAACAGATCATCGAAGGGGCCAACCACCCCGACGAGAAGGAGTACCGGCGGCTCCTGCAGTCTGGATTGGAGTCGATCGCGGTCGACTACGAGATCGAGGCCGAACCGACCACCCCGGAGGAGATCTCCTCCTTCATCCACGACTACATTGAAAGCGACGTCGACCCGGAGGTCTTCGAGCTGCCGTGGAGCGACCTCAACAAGCTCGTGCTCGGCGGGTACCGCCGCGGGCAGACCTCGGTGCTCGCCGGCTGGACGAACTTCGGCAAGTCAATCGTCCTCGACCAGATGCTCACCGCTTTCCACCAGCAGGGCTACCGCTGCGGCCTCTTCGTTACGGAGATGTCGCTGCTCGAGCGGATGGCCCGGAAGGTCGCCGCCTCGACCAACATTCCCGCCGAAAAGTTCCTGCTCAAGAAGCTCACCCAGGAGGAGAAGGTCAAGGCGGCGAAGGCGACGTTGCCCCACCGGGTCCCATTTCACTTCTACGACGCCCAGGGCTGGACTTACGACCGCCTCGCTCAGCGGATCGCGATCGGGACGCCGCAGGGACCGTTCGACGTGGTGGCGATCGACCCGATCAACCTCATCGTCGGCTTTGCGGATCAGGAAGTGCTCACCGAAGCGGCAGCGCGGTTTCAGGAGGTGGCGCGAAGGACCGGATGCCACCTCATCGCAGTGGCCCACCTCAACCGCGCCCGGGCGCAGCTAGCGGTCGCGCCTAAACCCGTGATCCGTGACGTTCGCGACTCGGGAATGCTCGCCAACAACGCGGATCAAGTGCTCTTTCTGCACCGCGACCAGGACGACGAGGGCGAGGTGTTGCCGACCGGCGAAATCTACTTCGGGAAGGTCAGAAATGGGATGCGTGGAGGCATCAATGTGGAGATGAGCAGGCACGTCCAATTCATCAAGCGAGCAGCGGAGCAGGTGCCGGCGCCGTGGGAGGGACTCGGCGGGCCCCACCCTGCAGGAGGTTCCTGGTGAGGATTCTGCGCCTCTGGATCAAGGCAAGCGGCTCGGGCGGCTGGGCTTTTATCGCCGAGGAAGGCGGGCGTGTCCTTCACGAGTCCAACGGTGTCGCCGACCTCGATGCGCGAGGTGCCGACGATCTGCAAGCCGTGATCGAAGCCCTCGTTTTCGCCCAGGGATACCCGCGCCGCCGCACGGTGCAGCTCTGCTCGGATTCGAAGTACATCGTCGACGGGGTAAACACCTGGCTCCCGCTGTGGCTGCGGGTCGGCTGGCAGCGGCGAGGCAGGCCGATCAACAACCTGGCGCGCTGGCAGCGGATCGCCACCCTCTCCGAGGGCCTGCCGATGCGCCCCGTCCGGTGGACCAGGGGGCGGACCGGCGCTGAGTTCAAGCTGCGAGCTGCTCGACTGGCGGCGCGTGGAGGGAGGAGGGCTTCATGAGTGTCGGAGACGAATCGGGGATGCGCGGCGGGATCGTCTGGGTTTGCGAGCACGGCCATGTCGACATGCTCCACAGGCGCAGCAGCCTTGACCTCTGCATGACGTGCCGGGATGGGGTCTGCGAGCCCCGCTTCACACCCGGACGGCGGTCGAAGGCCCAGCGCGAGCGGGACAAGGGGCTGGGCGAGGCGTTCCCGCGCTTCGAGGAGGAACGGAAGAACCGCCGCAAGCGCCGCGAGGTGCCCGAGCCGCCGCTGCCGTCGACCGTCGAGGTGTCGCGAAGGGGGCAGCCCGTCGAGGTAGTCGACGCTGCTGTGTTCGAGCCGCCGCCACCTGTCGCACCCTTTCCGATAACGACCGAGCAGCGTCACGGCATCCTCCACGGCACTCCGCCGCGCATCGCCTTCCCGCGCCAGCGCCCCGAGGAGATCCCCGACGACGCCCCTTACCCGGCCACCAAGGGCGACGTGCTGGAGGTCACCGACCGGGTCCGCCTGGTCGTGCTCGGCCTGCGGGTCCTCGTCTCGGAAATCGAGGTGCTCTACGAGATCCACGACCGCCGCATCGACTACTCCGATCCGGTTCGCGCTTTCACACCGAGTGACGAGGCGGTGCCGATCCACACCCTCGGCGTGGCGGTGATCGGCGAGGGCGAGCCGCAGCCGATCCCGCAGGCCGAGGCGACCTGGATGGCCGACGAGGTCCACAAGCGGGAGCTGGAAAAGCTCCGCCGCGTCCGTCAGCAGCACGAAGACAACCTGAAGGAACTTGCGAGCCACCCCCGCGACGTTCGCTGGCCGATGAAGAAGACGATCGAGGCCCTTAACCGGCGGATCGACGAGATCGAGCGGCAGTTTCGCTCCAGGGCACACCGCGATGAGGTCGAAGCTCGCAGGGCCGTCGCGGGTTAGGCTGTCGAATCCCCCAAGTTGGCGTCCGACGGGCAGGTAATCATTCTTGTGGGCCTGACGGAAGGCGCTCCCCGGGAACCCACCGCAGCGAGCGCCTGGTGACGTAGCCGCCGAGAGGGGCGGCAATGCCAGCGGGCCACCTATCTCCCCCGACGCACCGTGGATCAAACGGACCCGGAAAGCGTTGGCTCAACGTAGTTGTGCCCCCCGGGACGGCTTTTTCGCTTCCGCGGGGGGGACGTACCGAGGATTCGCCCCAGCCCCGTGGTTACTTCACCTCACTGACTTAGGAGGCCACCCATGCCCGACCGGACCGGACGCGACTCCAAGCGTCCCCGCCAGGCGCTGCCGCCGTTCTACAGCAAGGACGGCATCACCATCTATCACGGTGACCTGCGCGACCTTTGGCCGATCCCGGCCGATGTGATCGTGACCGATCCGCCCTATGGCGTCAGTTACCGGAGCAACGCTGGCAAGACTCCGACCGCGCCGATCGCGGGGGACCGGGACACCGGTCTTCGCGACTGGCTTCTCGAGCAATGGGAGGATCGGCCCGCTCTCGTCTTCGGCACCTGGAAAGCAGGTCGACCGCAGGCACGGGCGCTCCTGGTCTGGGACAAGATGCTCGGCCCCGGCATGGGCGACCTTTCGATGCCGTGGGGTCCGGGGCACGAGGAGATTTATGTCCGGGGTAAGGGCTGGGTCAAGCCAGGCAAGCGACAGTCCAATGTGCTCCGGTTCCGGGGTTACTGCGCCAATAACAGTAAGCGGCCCGACCATCCCACGCCAAAGCCCGTCGAGCTGATGCGCCACCTACTCGAACGCTGCCCGCCCGGTGTTGTGCTCGATCCCTTCATGGGCTCCGGCGCCACCCTCGTCGCCGCGAAGGAACTCGGCCGCGCTGCGATCGGTGTCGAGCTGGAGCGGAAGTACTGCGAGACGACGGTCGAACGATTGGAGGCAATCCTGTGACGCAGATGGTGATCCCTGAGAATCGTTCGCAGATCGAAGCCACCTTCTACCGCTTCCACGCCGAGCATCCGGAGGTGTATGCCGAGCTCGTGCGGCTGGCCCGCCGCCTTCGCGCTCAGGGCTGGGAGCGGTTCGCGATGAAGACGCTCTTCGAGGTGGTCCGCTACCGCTCGATGGTCGGCGACACGAAGGCCAGGGGTCCGAAGCTCAACAACAACTTCACTGCCTATTACGCCCGCCTGATCATGGAGCGGGAGCCCGACCTCGCCCAGGTCTTCGAGACGCGGCGGCTAGCGGTCCCGAGCCACATCTCCTGAGTCGGGGATGCCGGGTGGGCTAGACCCGCGTGACCCTCGGTTCATCACCACGCCCTACACCTGCCCGGACTGCAACGGCAGGGGCTGCGCCCTCTGCGGTCACCGGGGCTGGCGCTGGACCCGCATGACGAGGAAACGACTGCGCGAGCTGCTGCTTGGCAGCAGCGATCGAAAGGAGCGACCGTGAAGCGAGGCCGCATCGCCATCCGACTTGAAGGAGACGCCGGCCGCCTCGCAATCGCCGCTGCGCGGGTGGAGGAGCCAGCCCGAGCGTTGTTGACCCCGACCCGGGTAGCGAAGTCTGACGTCGGCGGCGCCAAGCTCAACGATGCCCTGCTCCGAGGGGACGGCGACCGGTGACCCTCGGCATCGCCGCAGCCTTCGTCCTCCTCGCCATCGCGGCGTGGCTGGTCTACCGCGAGCGCGGCACCGTCCGGGTCAAGGACATCGGGCGCCTCTACCTCAAGGAGGGCGACATCGTCCTTCTCCAGGTCGAGCGCCCCCCAACCCAGGCGCAGGCCGAACGCATCCGCAGTCAGTTCGCCGAACTCGTGTCGTCCACCAACAAGGTCGCGGTGCTCGACAGCGGCATCGACGTCTCGGTGCTCACCGCCTCGGTCGATGACGAGCTAGGCGCCAAGGTCAGCGGCAGGATCGCCCCGAAGATCTGCAGCCAGGGGTACCCGATCGACCCGGCCGAGTGGAGGTCGACGCGGCTACGTCGGGAGTGCGGCTGTCCTGACACCGGGGACGCGGCATGAGGGAGGCGCCGATTTTTTTATTACCCCCCCTCCGCATGACCGCTGTGAGTCAGATTTCTCCCCCCGATGTCTGAAAATCGAAGACGGGGGAAGCGGCCCCAGCGGTTCGGACCCGGTTCGACCTCGAAGCGCGGGTACGGAGCTCGTCACCAGGCGCTTCGAAAACAGCTCGCCCCCGCGGTCGAAGCGGGCAAGACGACTTGTGCTCGATGCGGATTTCAGATCCTACCCGGCGAACCCTGGGACCTCGGCCACGATGACGACGATCGCCGCCGCTATACCGGCCCCGAGCACCGGGACTGCAACCGGGCCACGAAGGGGCGCCAGCCCCAGCGGCGCCAGTCGCGAAGGTGGTGATGCCCTGTGCCGTCCCTCAGCAAACTGAGCCGCGCCGACCTGGAGAAGAAGGCGACCGCGGCAGGCATCGCTGACGCCGAGGATCGCAAGACGTTCCCCAACCGGCAGGCCCTGATCGACGCGATCGAGGCGAGCAAGGACGCCCCGCCGGCAGCGACCGACAATCCCTTCGGCCCCTCGGCCCGGGTCATCAGCGTCTTCGGCCCCTTCAACAGCCGGTGCCTGATCGACGTTCCCGCCGACGTCGCCGTGCGTGCCTTCGGCCAGCTCGAGGAGGGGGCGCGCACCAATACGGTCGACGCCGTCGCCCGCGACCTCGCCGCGATCCGCGAGGGCGATCCGGACCTCGCCGAATCCGGCCTCGCCGCGGTCGCTGAGCGCCTCGCCTACGAGCTGGAGCACCCCTTCAACTCGGCTACCTCGAAGGCCCAGTGCGCGAAAGCCCTGAACGAGACCTTGGATCGGCTGCGAGAGCTGGCGCCCGACCAGGAGGAGGAAGGAGACGACGTTGACCGGCTCAACGCTGAACGAGAGCAGCGCCTTGCTGCAGGGGGTGCAGACCCCGCGGATTAGCAGCGTCCCCGACTACATCTCGTCGACCGGCAAGGAAGCTATCGAGCTGGCGGCGCACGCTGGGTTGCACCTCGACCCGTGGGAGCAGCTGGTCCTCGCGGACTCCCTCGGCGAGTTGAAGGGCGGGAAGTGGGCGGCGTTCGAGGTCGGCCTTGTGGTCCCGCGCCAGAACGGCAAGGACGCCATTCTCGAGGCCCGGGAGCTGGCCGGGATGTTCCTTCTCGGCGAGCCCCTGATCGTCCACTCCGCCCACGAGTTCGCGACGGCAATGGAGCACATGCTGCGCGTCGAAATGCTGATCGAAGGCTCCCGCGATCTGACCCGGCGGGTCGCGACCGTCAAGAAGTCCCACGGCGAAGAGGGCATCTACCTCAAGAACGGTCACCGGATGCGGTTCCGCACCCGGACCAAGGGCGGGCTGCGCGGCTTCACCGGGGAGCTGATCGTCTTCAACGAGGCGATGATCCTGCCGACCGCCGCCCACGGCGCGATCCTGCCGACGCTCTCGGCCCGGTCGGTCACCGGCAACCCGCAAGTCTGGTACGTCGGCTCGCCGGTCGACCAGTGGATTCACGAGCACGGCCTAGTGCTCGCCGGGGTGCGGCAGCGCGGCATGTCCGGCAAAGATCCGGCGCTCGCGTACTTCGAGTGGTCGGGCGACTTCAAGAGCCCCGAGCAGGTAGACGAGGCAGCCGCCCAGGACCCGGCGGTCTGGGCGCAGGCCAACCCCGGGCTCGGCATCCGGATCTCCGCCGAGCACGTCGGCCGCGAGCAGCGGTCTATGGACCCCCGCACCTTCGCCGTCGAGCGCCTGGGCGTCGGCGACTGGCCCGACCCCGACGCCCAGGTCGAACAGGTGATCCCCGAGGCGGCGCGGATCAAGTGCATCGACCTGGAGTCGAAGGCCGAAGACCCGGTCTGCCTCACCTTCGACGTGACCCCTGACCGCTCGTGGGCGAGCATCGGCATCGCCGGGCGCCGGCCGGAGGAGGCGAAGGGCGACTGGCACATCGAGGTTGTCGATCGGCGCCCCGGGACCGGCTGGGTGCCAGAACGGCTCAAGCAGCTCGTCGGCCGCCACCAGCCCTTCGAAGTGATCTGCGACGGCAACAGCCCCGCGGCCTCGCTGATCGGCCCGCTGACGAAGCTTGGAATCGAGGTCCGCGTGGTCACCTCGAAGGAGCTGGCGCAGGCGTGCGGGACCATCTACGACGCCTTCGAGCAGGAGAGCGTCCGCCACCTCGACACCGCCGAGCTCAACGCCGCGATCAAGGGCGCAGTGAAACGGCCGCTCGGCGATGCCTGGGCGTGGTCGCGGAAATCTTCCAACGTCGACATCAGCCCCCTGGTCGCGGTCAGCCTCGCGCTCTGGGGCGCCACCGGGGCGGCGACCGACTCGGTCTACAACGACCCCGATCACGAGCTGCTGATTCTGGACTGACCCCCTGCGAGGAGGACGATGAAACTTCCCGACGCATTCGCTACTGCCGGCATCGCCCTGATCGCGATCGGCGCGGGCCTCGCTTACCTGCCGCTCGGCATAGCTCTCGCCGGGGTCTTCCTCCTCCTGGTCGGCCTCGGCCTGCGCGAGCCGAAGCGCCGGGGCGGTAGCAGCCTGTGATCGCCGACGCGCTGGTCCGCGGTATCCGCGGCCACGTCCTCGGCGAAGGCGATGAGGGCGAACTGCTGCTTGGCGGGATGCGCACCGCCGCAGGCGAGCGCGTGTCGGCCGAGACCGCCTTGAAGGTCTCCGCCGTCTACGCCTGCACGACGATCATCACCGGCGGCGTCCGGATGATGCCGCTCCTGCTCACCCGCGACATCGGCAACGACGTACTCGTCCCCGAACGCCGGCACCGCCTCTGGCCCATCCTGCACAAACAGCCCAACGACGAGATGGGCGCGGGCGAGTTCTTCGAACGGCTGGCGTGGTCGGCGATCCTGCGCGGCAACGGCTACGGCTGGCTCGAGCGGGACGACTTCGGCCGCGTGGTCGGACTCTGGCCGCTCAATCAGGACCGGGTCGAGGTCGATCGCCACCCGATCACCCGCCGCAAGCGGTTCTCGATCTGGAGCGGTGACGATCGCGAACGGGTCTCCTGGGTCGGCACCACCGACGACATCATCCATGTGAAGGGCGACCCCGGCCCGGACCCGCTGCTCGGCGTCTCGGTGATCCACCGGCTGAGGGAGATCATCGGCCGCGCCCTCTCCGAGGACCGCCACGCCGCGACGACGATGAAAAACCAGGGGCGCCCGTCGGGCATCCTGAGCGTCAAAGGCAAGCTCGACAAAGACCGGGCCATCGCTCTGCGCGAACGCTGGCAAGCTGCCCACGGCGGCTCGTCGAAGGCGGGACGAACCGCCGTGCTCGAGGAGGGGGCGAAGTGGGAACCCGTCGTCCTGAGCGCAGCCGACCTGGAGCTGGTGAAGCAGCGGGCGATCTCCCGCGAGGACATCGCCATCGCCTTCAAGGTGCCGGGGGACATGGTGCTCGCCGGCAGCGCCGCGAACCTGCACTACTCCACCGACGCCACCCGCGACGTGCGCCTGGTCAAGCACGGCATCACGCCCTGGACCCTGCGGATTCAGGAAGCGCTGGAAGTCTGCCCATCGCTCCCCTGGGGCGAGGATCTCTACCCCCGCTTCAACCCGGCAGCCCTCCTCAAAGCGGACATCAAGACCCGTTACGAAGCTCATCAGATCGGCCTCGATGCCGGTTTCCTCACCTACAACGAGGTCCGCGCCGAGGAGGACCGGGAGCCGATCGACGGCCTCGACCGCACCAAGCCTCAGCTCGACCCTGACCCCTCGAAACGGAGCCATGTATGACGACCGCCGAAACCCGTACCCCGCCCGTCGCCGACGGTCAGCGCGAGGCCAGGTGCGTCACCCTCACCGACATTCAGGTCCGTGATGCCGACGGCGGCGGCGTCACGGTCTCCGGCTACGCCGCCGTCTTCGATTCGCCCTCTGAGGATCTCGGCGGCTTCGTCGAGGAGATCAAGCCGGGGGCGTTCCGCAAGGTGCTGCGCTCCAAGCCCGACGTGCGCTTCCTGGTCAACCACGGCGGCGTGCCGCTGGCGCGGTCGACCAACGGGACCCTCCGCCTCAAGGAGGAGCCCAAGGGCCTCTTCGTCGAGGCCGACTTCTCCGACACCCAGCAGGCGCGGGATCTCGCGACCAGCATCGAGCGCGGCGACATCGACCAGATGAGCTTCATGTTCCGGGTGCTGCCCGAAGGCCGCGAGTGGTTCTTCCCCGACGACCCGGAGGAACTTGCCCGCCGCGTCATCTACGAGATCGCCGAGCTGTACGACGTCTCCGCCGTGACCTTCCCCGCTTACCCGGCAACCGAGATCGGCGTGCGCGGGGTGATTGCTGGCGAGCCGATCGCGCAGCCGAACGGCCAGCTTGACGAGCGGCGCTTCGCCGCCGTCTGCGAGCGCATCCACTCGGGCGACCTCGACGCGACTGCGGCCGAGCGCCGCGAACTCGAGCGGGCAGCCGACCAGCTCGACACGGTGACGCCGTGGCAGCGCGATCGAGCGCTCCGTTCGGTTGAGGCAGCCGAGGAGAAAGACGAGGGGGCGCCCGAGCAGGAGGAGCGCGCCACAACCACCACCACCACCGCCAGCGCAAGCGAGGACGACGGCTACGGCCTGGCAGTCCGCCGTCGGCGCCTTCGTCGCACCGAAGATTTCCAGCCGGTCGACGGCTGATCCCGGGGGCCGCGGCCCCCACACGCAGCGTAGAGAACGAGCACCTGACAGGCGGTAGAGCCGCCGCCGGGACCCCCGAGTAGCCGGTGGCAGTTGGCTGACCAAGCCTGACGGGACGGGTGCGCGCCCTCAATGGGGTTTTCGAGCCTGGACGGCGACTGCCGTAGCTGGACCCGGAGCCCTCGCGATTCGACCAACCACACCGAATCCAAGGAGGTTCCGATGCCTAAACGCATTGGGGACATCATTGAGGAGCGCGCCGGTCTCGTAGAGGAGATGCGGGGCATCCTCGACAAAGCAGAGACCGAGTCCCGCGACCTGACCGCCGAGGAGCGGCAGGAGTACGACCGCAAAGATGAGCGTGTCGGAGACCTGACCGGCGACATTCGCCGTCACGAGCGCGCCCAGGAGCACGCCGAGCTCGACGTGCGGGCGATCACTGGCGGCGGGGAGGACGAGGATCGGGAACGGCCGGAAGGCCGCACGATCGACCGCGACTCCGACGAGTACCGGGACGCGTTCAACGCCTACTGCCGCGGCCAGGAACTCAGCGCCGAGCAGCGTTCGACGCTGAAAGCCGGCACCGACGCCGAAGGCGGCTATGCCGTCGCCGAGCAGTGGACCGAGCTGCATGAGCGGCTGCGGGAGGCGGGCACGATCCGCCAGCACGCGGAGGTCATCACGACGGAAACGGGCGGGACGCTGCACGTTCCTCGCGAGAAACCGGAAGGCGGAGACGCGGCCGAACCGGACATCGTGCCGGAAGGCGAACCCATCCCCGACGACGCCGACGAACTCGACGAGGTGAAACTGAACGCGTACAAGATCGCTCGGATCACCAAAGCCGAAGAAGAGATGGTGCAGGACGCTCTCTTCGACGTCGCCGGCTACGCGGGGCGCCGCCTCGGCTTCCAGCTCGGGCGGCGAGCCAACTGGTTCTACGTCAACGGGTCCGGCTCTAACCAGCCGCAGGGCTTGTTCGTCGGTGCGCCGAAAGCCCTCACGCTCGCGTCGAAAACCGCGATCTCTCCCGACGAGGTGATCGACCTCACCTACGCCGTCAAGGCCCCCTACCGGGCGGGCGCCGGCTACATGGCGAACGACACCACGATCGGGGCGATCCGCAAGGTGAAGGACTCCGCAGGTCAGTACCTGTGGCAGCCGAGCCTGCAGGCAGGCACGCCGGACACCCTGAACGGGTACCCGGTCTTCCCCGACCCGGACGTGCCGGTGATGGGCGCGGTGAGCAAACGGGTGCTCGGCTTCGGGAACATCGAGCTCGCCTACATCGTTCGCGATGTCCTCGGCGTGACGATCAAGTTCCTCGACCAGCGCTACGCGGATCGGGATCAGGTCGCTTGGCGCGGGAAGCTCCGCACCGACGGCGGCGTGATCGACCCCAACGCGTTCAAGGTCGCAGAGACCCCGTCCTCCTAAACCCCACGCGCCCCCGGATCGCTGTCGCGGCCGGGGGCGCATCTATTTCGCGAAGGAGTTGCGATGAAGACTGTTCGCTTCATTCAGGGGATGGGGGAGCCTCGCGGCCCCGGGATCCGTCCCACCGAAACGCGCAAGGTCTCCGACGAGGAAGCCGAGCGCCTGATCGAGCGCGGCATCGCCGTCGAGTACACCAAGGACGACAAGGCCACCCAGGCGACGATCAAGGGGATCAAGCAGGCCGACGACGAGGGCTTCGAGCAGATCGTCTCGGCAGTCATGGACGAGGGGTCGCGCCGCGGCCGCGCCACTGAGGTTCCGGCCGTCGAAGCGAATCTCGTCAAGGACGCCAGCGACGAGGATCTGGTCGAGCTCAGCCAGAACGTCACCGCCGAGCTCGCCGAGCGCGAGCTGTCGGTGCCCGTTGCCGCCACCGCCTCTGCGGTCGAGGTCCCCGACGGCGTGGTGCCGGGGGAGACGCCGGGCTGGCCGATCGTCAACGGCGTCGTGATCGACCTCCCCGTCGAGGTGCGGGAGGAACTCGCCAGCAACGAGATCGCGATCGAGCTCCGCGAGGGCGGGGCGACCGGCGTGATCCAGACCGAGGAGGAGGCCGAAGTGACCGAGCGCAAAGACAAGGAATCAGCGGCCGACAAAGCAGCGGCCGAGACGTCGAAAGGCGGATCGAAGGGCACCACCGCCACCTCCGCGAAAGCGTCGAGGGCTGAGAAGCGGGGCGGCTGATGATCCGTGACCTGACCACGCTCGATGCGCTAAAGCGCTACCTCGGCCGGGAGGACGGCGAGTCCCAACCCGGCGAGACGAGTGATGAGCTGTTGAAAGAGCTCATCACGGCGGCGTCTGGTGTCATCACCCGGTTTGCACGACGTGAGTTCGCAGGTTCCGAGGAAGAGGAGGAGCGTGTCTTTGCCCATGAGGGCGGGCGGTTCCTCGACCTCGATCCGTTCGATCTTCGCGAAGTCTCCAGGGTAACCCTCGTCCGGGGCGCGGCGTTCGACGAGCTGCTCGATTCGGGCTCCTACAGCCTGCGTCCGCTGCCTTCGCCCGATGGCGTTCACCAGTGGATGAACCTCGCCGGTGAGCCTGGTGAGTGCGAGGTGAAGATCGCCGGGCTCTGGGGCTTCGATGAGGTCCCGGCCGATGTAGCGAGCTGGACCCAGCTCACGGTGGCCGAGTGGCTGCGGGGCGGCGTCTATGCCTATACCCCGGAGATAGAAGCCGCCGCGCTGTATTCGTCTCGCTCCCTGCCGCGCCTGGTGGAAACCGGCTTGGAGGACATCTACCGACGACCGGTGATCGCGTGAGGGCACGGGTCAGGATCGAGGACGTTGGGACTAGGGAGGATCTCAAGGCCGGTCGCAAGCTCGCCCGCGTCCGGTACACCGAGGCGATCCGCGAGGCCAGCCAACGGACGATCCTGCCCCGGGCGAAGATGCGCGCCCCCGGCGTCGTCGCCCACTACTTCACCACCAAAGCCACCACCCGCGGCGCCTACATCACCACGATCGGCAAGCGCGTCTTCGACGACATCGCCGGCCTCATCAACTTCGGCGGCTACCTCAAGGGCAAGATCGTCCCGAGGAAGAAGAAGGCGCTCTACCTTCGTGAGTACGGCGCCGTGGTCGCCTCGGTCGGCGAGGAGGGCAAGGTCCGCGCCCGGTTCGTCGGCCAGCACTACCTCGAGGCCGCGATCGACGAAGGGGTGCCGGCGATGGAGGAGCTGGCCCTGAAGAAGGTCACCGCCGCCTTCGCGGGGGCCTGAGCGGTGCTCCTCGACGAGATCGCCGACGGCCTGGTCTTGGTCCTCGGCGGGCTCGACATCGCCGCCTATAAGTGGGGGCCGCGCAACATCAAACCGCTTTGCGCGGTTGTGCAGCTTCCAGAGGTCGACCGCACCGAGCCCGATGAGGCAGAGGACCACGTCGGCGCCAACGACTGGCGGCTGCGCTTTCCCATCTACTTCTACGCCGAGC